AAAACCAAAAACTAATGATGAAAAATTAACTTTTGGACAATCAGCTAGTCTATTCTTTAGTCAATTCAATAAAGCTTTAGATTATGCTACAAAAAAAGATGTAAGATTTTTTGACATGGTTGATGAAAAAACAATGGAAACATTATCTAACATCAACGCCATGTTTAATTCTCAAGCATATAAAGGTATGAGAGATTTTTCTATTGATTATGAAATAGACATCAATGGAGAATTAAAAAAAGCTAGTTAACACTAACTAACCCTAACCCCCCCGAGCCATAAACTTGGGGGGGTTTTTTTGTGCCTGTATTAAACTTGTTTTAATTTGGTTTCCATAGCTTTACCTAGCTACAAATTTACAAACTATCCCCCCAGTTTAAACTCGGAAACCCCTAGCTATCCCCTAGTGTAAATTTTTATATTGTTTTTATATTTGGTGTACCCATAGGGGATACGCAGGTGCCATAGCCCCCCACGTATACTATACATACGTAGTCATGATAAAATCAAGGTTTCCCCCGTTAACCCCTTGGTGGCCAGAATATAGGGTATATTATTCTATAGAAATAGCTATATAATTCCAAGCCATTCCCCTATGTATCCCCTAGGGGGAATCTACGTGTACGTATCATGTATATGTAAAGCCTCCCCTGGGGGTCATTAATTCTATTATACACCCCACTGTCAATTTTGTCAAGGGTAAAATAAAAAAAATTAAAAAAAAGTTAAAATATAGCTTGACAAAATTGTTAATCACGTTATAATATAATAATATAGGCTAAATATAAATCAAAGGGACACACACGTTCAGAATATAGCAATATATACACGGTCATCACTGATTTATATTTCTAATAATTGGTACCAATTTAACAACTTGAGGAAAACTATGACAAAAAGATATGGTTCATCGAACATAATGGACTTTAAAGCTGCTGAGAAACGTAGAAAAGACAGAGTAAAGTCTGCTTCTATGAACAGTATCTTCGAAAGTCCTAGATCAAAAGCACAAAGACTCTCTACAGCTGCAGGAAAAGCAAACAGATCAGCTACAGACAAAATGTATGCTGCAGAAAGTATGTTTAAATCTGCACAAACTAGAAAAAAAGCTGCTGAAACTAGAGATTCATCTAAGGTAAAAAGAGGAAATGTTACTCCAGCTACTGCTAGAGATAGAGCTAAGTCTAGAATTGCACCTAAAGGTAGCATCAAAAGACCAAAACCTGCTCTTGATGCAGAAACTATGAAATCATATAAGAAAAGAATTGCTTATATGGAGAAAAGAAAAGCTGCTGGTAAAAATTACTCTAAGAAAAACCTTGCAGACCTAAAAGCTAAACTAAAATAACTTGTTAGACTCAGTATACAAACTGCCATTTAAGCAGTTTATGGAAATAATAAATGCAAAACACGGATTCTTCTATAATTCCAAGTCAAAAGAAAAACTTAACAGATATGCAGGAAAAGTTTCTCGAAGTATTATTCGGGGAAGCAAAGGGAGATCCAAGAAAAGCAGCTGAGATAGCAGGATATTCTAAACATAGTTATCCTAAAGTTGTAAGGAACTTAAAAAAAGAGATTACAGAATTGGCAGAGAATCACCTGTCCACACATTCTGCCAAGGCAGCCACTAAACTCACCGATTTGCTAGACGAAGATGGCACAACTCCACACGCAAGCATCCGTCTAGCCGCTGCCACACAAATATTAGATAGAATTGGAATTGTAAAGAAAGATCAACTAGATATAAATATGAAAGCTATGCACGGAATATTTATATTACCAGCTAAAGATGGAACCAATACGGATCAAGAAAAGAACTAGGCAAATTCCATTTGGTTTTAAACAATCTGAAACTCATAAAGATTACATAGAACCAATTAAAACAGAATTACAAGCTCTGGATCAAGCAAAGAAATATTTAAAAACTTGTTCATACAGAGAGACTGCTAAATGGCTAACTGCTACAACAAAAAGATATATATCACATGTCGGACTTAGAAAAAGAGTTAAACTCGGTACCACCTCCGAAGCCGAAGTTGAAAAGCAAACAGCGAGCCAAGAGATCAGTCAAACAGATTCTAGCGACCAAACGTAAGAAAGTTGCACAAGCAGAACAAACTTTGCGTTCAGCAAAGATAGCTGCAGAAAATGCCAAGAAGAAACTGTTAACTATTAACAAAGCTCTTACTGGTAAAGAAACACAACTACTTACGGAAGATATAATCGAGAGTGCTCCTAAGACAATACAAGAGCATGTAAAATCGCAAGACGTTATCTTTAAGCCCAATGGTGGCCCACAGACAGAATTTCTTGCAGCTTCAGAAAGAGAAGTATTTTACGGAGGAGCAAGAGGTGGAGGCAAGTCTTATGCCATGCTAGTAGATCCACTTCGTTATTGTTCTAAGCCTCATCATAGAGCACTTCTAATTAGAAGGACTATGCCTGAGTTAAGAGATTTAATTAGTAAATCTCAATTACTCTACTCCAAAGCATATCCAGGAGCAAAATGGAGAGAACAAGAAAAAGAGTGGCGATTCCCATCGGGAGCAAAGATAGAGTTTGGTTACGCAGAGAACATGACAGACGTTTTACGTTACCAAGGTCAATCATACACATGGATAGGAATAGACGAACTTCCGCAATATCCTTCGCCAGATATATATAATTTTTTAAGATCTTCTTTAAGATCCGTTGATAAGGACATACCTGTCTATCTAAGAGCTACAGGCAACCCAGGTAACATTGGATCACAATGGGTGAAAGAAATGTTTGTAGATCCTGCAGAACCTAATTCTGCATTTGAGATAAAAATAGACACACCTGTCGGAGTAAAAACTATCACTCGTAGATTTATTCCTGCAAAGTTACAAGACAATCCTTATCTGATGCAAACAGATGACTACTACGCTATGCTTGCATCTTTACCTGATATACAGCGTAAACAATTTTTAGATGGAGATTGGGATGCCTATGAAGATTCAGCGTTTCCTGAGTTTAGCAAAACAACACATGTTGTTGAACCCTTTGAAATTCCTAAAGGATGGTATAAGTTTCGTGCTGCTGACTGGGGTTATTCTTCTCCTGCTTGTGTGCTATGGTTTGCTGTTGATTACAATAATAATCTGTGGCTCTATAGAGAGTTATATACTTCCAAAGTTACGGCAGATATTTTCGCAAGACAAGTCTTAGAATTAGAATCAGGTGAGTATATTCAATATGGTGTACTCGACTCAAGTACCTGGGCAAAGAGAGGTGATGTAGGCCCTAGTATTGCAGAGACAATGATTCAACAAGGATGTCGATGGAGACAATCCGATAGATCACCTAAAAGTAGAATTAGTGGTAAGTTAGAGATTCATAAACGTTTACTAGTTAATGATAAAGAACCAGGACTTAGAGTATTTAAGAACTGTAGAAATTTAATTAGAACGATGAGTACATTACCTACAGATAAGAAGAACCCCGAAGACGTTGATACAAATGCTGAGGATCATGCATATGATGCATTACGTTACGGATGTATGAGTAGACCCATGCACCCCAAATATGCACAAAGATTTAAACCCTTGTTTACCCCTGAGTTTAAACCAGCTGATAACAAATTCGGATATTAATGGAATTACCTACACACAATTATTTTTTATGGGGCCCTTATCTAACAAAGATGACGGTAAAAGAAAGTTTATGTGAAAAGCTATTAAGTGAAGGAAGACATTTAAGAACATCACATAGAAATCACCTAGCAGGAAAAATAGAAAAAGAATTTAAATACGATAATTTAAAATATTATCAAAAAGAATTTCAACCTTATATAGATTCATGGATACATGGATGGTATAGACAACTTGGTTCTCATGTTGCAGTTAAAGGTAAGCTAGTAAGTTTATGGATTAACTTCCAGAAACCAAAAGAGCACAACCCAGTACATATACATCCAGGTGCTGATGTTTCATTTGCATTACATTTAAATGCACCTATAGCTATGATAGGTGAAAAGCAAGAAGAAACAGGAGTAGCACCAGGTAGATTATCTTTTTTGTATGGTGAAGAAAGAGCACATACAATAGCAGAAAGATCATTTACACCAGAGAAGAATGTTATGTTTATGTTTCCTGGAAACTTAAGACACTATGTAACTTCATTTAATTCTGATGTAGAGAGAATTTCTGTAGCAGGCAATGTAAAATTTGATCATGCAAAATAAAAGAAAATTACCAGAGATACAAAAGAAATTTTTTCCATATGATTTAGTATTAGCATACTGGGAAGATATCATTGCAGATTGCTCATGGATAGATCTTAATGATATAAAAAAATCCACAACTGCCATATGTTGCACGGTTGGATGGTTAATAAAACAAGATGAGAATGTGACTATACTAATGTCAGATTTTAATTTTGAAAATGACAAAGAAGTAAAACAAGGTGGTGGGCATACTACCATACCAACTAAAAATATATTAAAAATAAAAAAGATAAAAATATAGGAGACAGCAATGGAAACAAAATTTGATCCAAAAGCTAAAGTAGAACAAGGTCAATTAAGTGATGCACCTGAAGGCAAACAGCCTAACAGGGAATCAAAGAATATTGACTTTGCAAAACATGCACCTAGAAAATATGAGTCTGCTAATTACTTAGCAGATAATGATGTACCTACTAAGTCAGGTTCAGAGCATGTTCAAGATAGCTTATTTAAAATGGCAGACGAAAAAGATTATTAATTAATAGGAGGGCAAACCAAATGATGAAAAGATATATGCACGGAGAACTTGCACCTGATGTAGCAAAAAGACCAAACGATAAACTAGCAATAGATCCTAATTCAAAAGTAACACAAGGTTCTACAGCTGGTGATGGTAATGATGCAAAAGGCAAGTCAAAATCAAAAGTAGATCCAGCAATCTTTAGAATGGCTGAAGAAAGAGATTATTAGTTTTGATGGAAGAAGATAAAGAAAAGAACGAAGGATACGAATCCGAGAACAATGCTTTAGTTGGTCTAGTAAGATCTAAGTTTCAAGAAGCAGAGACAGCAAAAGTCTATGATGAAAAAAGATGGCTGCAGTCTTACAGAAACTATAGAGGTTTATACGGGCCAGAAATGGCATTTAGAGATAATGAGAAGTCTAGAGTATTTGTTAAAATAACAAAGACTAAAGTACTTGCATCATTTGGTCAGATTATAGAAGTTCTTTTCTCTCAAGGTAAATTTCCTTTAGGAATCAGTCCAACTTCTGTGACTGAAGGTATTGTTGAGAAAGCTCATTTAAAAAATAAACAACAGCAGCAATCAGAAGAACCACAAGATCCTTATGGTTTTCCAGGAGATAATAAAGAAATACCACCTGGTACAACTGCTACTGAGTTAATGAGAGATCTTGCTCAAGAATATCAAAACTTAGGATTTGAAGAAGGGCCATCCTATACAGGTACTCCAGAAATTGAACCTGCACAATTAGCTGCAGAGGCAATGCAAAAATTAATACATGATCAATTAGAAGAAAGTAAAGCAATTACAGTTCTAAGACATGTGTTTTTTGAAATGGCATTACTAGGTACAGGAATTTTAAAAGGGCCTTTTACAGATGCTAAAACATATAATAGTTATGATACTTCTGAAGATGAAGAAGGTAATATAGCTAAAGTACAAATTTCAAAAACTAAATCAGTTCCATCTATTGAGGCTGTATCATGTTGGGATTTTTATCCTGATCCAAATGCTACAAACATTCAAGACTGTGATTATGTAATTCAAAGACATTCTTTTAATAAACAACAATTACAAGATTTAACTGAAAAGCCTATGTTTAATAAACAGGCTATTGAAGAATGTTTAGAGATGGGGCCAAACTATCAAACAAGAGGATTTGAATCTTCATTGTATGATAGAGAAAACGTTACAAGTATTTATAAAAATAGATACGAAGTATTAGAATACTGGGGAACAATTGATAGAGAAACTGCAGATGAATGTGGCGTATATTATTCAACTGATTCTGAAGTAATACATGTTAATGTATGGATATGTGGTAATAAAGTTTTAAGAATGGTAGAGAATCCATTTACACCAAAACGTATTCCATATTTAGTATGCCCATATGAATTAAATCCATATCAATTTTTTGGAGTAGGTATTCCAGAAAATATGGAAGACTCACAGATGGTTATGAATGGTCATGCAAGAATGGCTATTGATAACTTAGCACTAGCAGGTAACTTAGTATTTGATGTAGATGAAACAATGCTAGTTCCAGGACAAGACATGAAAGTATTTCCTGGTAAAATATTTAGAAGACAAAGTGGTCAAACTGGTCAAGCAGTACATGGAGTTAAATTTCCAAATACTGCACAAGAGAACTTACAAATGTTTGATAAGTTTAGACAGTTAG